TGAAGGAGAAAAGAAAATGAATGAAGAAGATGCAAAGAAAGTTGGAGAACTTTTATCAGTCATGCCTAGTGGATATGGCTATGTAATACTTGAACCTGATGAATTAGATCCTAAAGCTTTCTCAGTAAAGATGGTTGAGAAGTTTAAAAAAGGTAAACATAGTCTAACTGTAAATCATATACTAAGAGGTATACTTTGGATTATAGAGAATGATATTGATTATGTACTTGAAGTAGGTGAAAGAGATTTAGCTGACGAAATATCAGAAGCTAGGCAGGAACAGTTCAAGAACTCAAATGTTTTAGATTTTTTTACAAGCACAGGAAAGAAGAAACACTGATGATTACGGAACATGAATTAAAAGTTAAGGTCGAAGAAGACCCTGTAAATAGACCAAGACATTACAACAAATCAAGAATAGAATGTATTCATGCTATCGAAGCTGCAACAGGGGATGGCTATGAATATTATCTTCAAGGAAACATATTAAAGTATCTTTGGAGATATCGTTATAAGAACGGTGTAGAGGATCTTAAAAAAGCTCAATGGTATTTGAAAGATCTGATAAGGATATGTTCTACAAAATAGATAAAAATAAAATAGATCCAAAAGACACAAAAGAGATTGTAGACATAGTTGCAGATTATCTAGCAAAGACCTATGGACCTATATCTAGTTTTTCTTTTGAGATCGTAGGTGAATTTCAAACAAGCTCTTACGAATACAGAGGTAAAGATGTCAAACAAAAAAGAAAAGAATAGAAGACCAAGCATCAACATGAATTGTGGACAGGGATTAATTGTGTCTGTATCTTTTGATCCTGAAACAGGAAAGCCTTATGATGTGTTCTTGGTTGGTCGTGGATACAAAGCTAGTGATGTACCACTTAATCAAGCACTTTATGAAGCAGGTGTAAATATCTCAAAGATTATGCAGGGAGAAGATGAATAAGACAGTAATACAATCGTTGGCATATTACCTTACGTCAAAAGGTGATATAGAATTAGAACGTAAACGTGTATCACCTGAAGAATTTTTAGAATACTTTGAAAAGAAAAAACCTGATTATCCTAACACACATGACATACATTCGTTTTTAGTTTGTGTTGATAGACTTTTAGACGACACGCAGCGAGAATCAGAGAAATTAGTGTATACAACCATTGAAAAAGACGAAAGTGAAAAAAATGGATCGATATAAAGACCCTCAGATGGGTGAAACAGATGCTCCGGGTGTATTAGTACCTGACTATCCTAACATACAACTCAATGATCTTGAGATCGAGCTAGGATCAATTATTGCAAAAAAACGTAATTCTAACAATAAAAATCTAGGTGTTAAACCAAATCTTGTTATATCAGATGAGGAAAAGGCAGATAGAGAGGGTTTACTGTCTGAATTAGCGTTTTGTAGAATAGCTAGAGTATATCCACATGAAGTATTTAGACTTGGATATACGTCAAAGAAATTTGGTGGTGATAAAGGCGATGCTTTTATAGGTGATGTATCTATAGACGTGAAGTCTACCACGTACCTCAACGGCAAATTAATCGCAATGGTAGACAATGAATTGATTGATTACTTTGCTTTAATGGTAGGCGAGAACGGTGCTTACACATTAAAAGGTCTGATGCCACGTTCAGAACTCTGTGTTGAAAAACGCTTTGGTCATCACCAAATATTTAGAAGACCCTGTTTTATGGCAAGACAGGATGAACTGTTAAGTTGGACACAATTTCTGGAAAAGGAGAAAATAAATGTCTGAAGAACAAAAACCAAAAGAAGAACCATTAACAATAGATGATATTCAACGCATCATTGTTGGTGATGAGAAATATAAAGTTCTTAATGTTATTAATGGTATTATACGAGAAAACGTATCTCTACGTAAACAGGTAGAAGCTTTGACTGCTAAACCTAATGGGGAAGACCAGAAGTAAGTCTTTCAGCTAGACGTTCTGCACGTCTGCCCACTTGAGATGCCCAACGAGAATCAAGAGCTTGTTTACTGGCTTCGATCATGTCGCCATCTTCTATGGCCGCCCACATCTTTTTGAACTTACCTAATCTTGGAACACCCATATTGAAAGCCATGTCTAATAATATCATTTGTCGTTGGTCATCTAGGTCTTCAACTATTGGGTGTTGTTTTATTAATTCATCCCATATAATCTCTATGTCGTTACCAAGAAGATAGAAAGCTTCATCTTCAGATATACCTCTTTCTTCCAAGTTCCTTCCCACACCTATAGTTAAAATGCCAAGACTATCTTCATAAGGGTGTAGCTCAAGTCCTTCGTGATCAACCAATTGTTCAATCATCTTGTCCATATCAAATTTCATTGTATGTTCCTTTTATATTTTTCATCTAATACTGTGTAATAGGCTTTGGTAAGCTCTTCCAAATCTTTTTGAAGTAGAAAGATTGTAGCTCTTGCAGCCACAAGTTCTCTGCGTAGTGACTCCTCAAATGTATCTTCGTGGTTGTTCCAACCTTTATCTTCTTCGTTTGTTGTCATTTTACTATTATATCTGGTTTACGTGATTTTTTTACTTTTAGAAATCTTTCCATATGTGCTTTATTACGTAGTCCACGTTGTTCATTTTCAAACTTTTTAAGTTTTCTAAGTTCATTTGCTGCAAGACCTCCTGCAACTCCAATTCCCCCTATCAGAGTATTAATAGCTGTATCACCATATTCTGCTATTTTACCTACTATACTTTGAGGTTTTCTTGTTTTATTTGAATATTGTTTAGGTCCTGCTTTTTTAGTGTTATCACTCATTTTTTATTCCCCATTGCACTAAAACCGAAGTATGCTCCAACCAATCCACACATTGAAATATACTGCGTCATAAGTATACTTTCTGCTTCTGCGAGTCTGTCTGGAAATGCCAAAGTTAGGATAGTGGTAATACCCATAAGAATAATTAAAACCCATGCCATCCTTCTTTTGTTTGTTTGGTAAGCTTCTTTATCTGGTATAAGTTCACTCACTTGCTCTTTCTCCTTGACAGCAATCACCATCACATATCTTCTTACACTTCACACACTGGTAATGTCCATGCACAAATACTCTAGGTTCTGGACATCCACATACAGGACATGATTCTCTTACTTCTTGTTCTTCCATTTATCTAACCCCCTTATTCCTAATGCTGCTGAAACTGTTAAAAATAATAAATAAGTATACCATTCAGGTAGTTCATTCAGTCTTTCAAAACCATTCTTTACTATATCTTCCATTCCCGGTATGAAGACTAGAATTGTTGGAATCAATATAACAACAGTAACTAACTCATCTTTCCACGAGTTCTGAGTTCCTTGTGCCATAATGATTTCCCACTTGCTATCATGTGTGGCCGCAGTCTTCATAATCTCTGCTTCTGCTGCAGCTTTTGTTTGTGCAAGTGTAGCTTTTGCTTTTTGTTTTTCAATTTGTGATTGCATGAAAGATCCTGCAAGTTCACTAATTGGTCCTATCAATGCTTGAAACACTACGTATTTTCTCCTGTTGGTTCACCTATATACACACAGGTACTATATCCATTAAGATATTGATCATCCTTTGTTATACTGGATCTTACTTGAGCTACATATTCGTAGCATTTAGTTGATGATGAGAAGGGAAAATTAACCATAGGAAAATTAACCCAAGTGGCACTCTCACCTAATGCCCACAATATTGTAATTACTGGAATCCACATTATGCTCTCTTCTTTCTTCTTCGTCTACCTGAAGCTGTAACAGACCACTTGACTGCTTTAGGTCCTGTCTTTTTACGAGCTTCTGCTTTACTAATCTTTCCTGCAACACGTGCAGGTCTACAAGCAGGATATGGTCTTGTCTTCTTTTCTTTGCCAGAACGACCACATTTCTTGCCTGTCTTTACGTCACGCCAATCTTCTTTGAACCACTTTGTTAGTCCACCTTTAGGTTTAGCCATTATGCGTAAGTTCCACCACGTTTCTTGTATGTTCTCACTAGCCAAGCATTTGCATAGGCTGATGGATATACTTTAAATTTTCTTTTAGCTTCTGCTTTTACTCTTGCATACAAAGCAGCGTTCTTTGGTTTAGCACCAGACTTCTTAGATTTTCTTTTAGTAATCTTTCTGCCTTTTTTTGCTTCAACAACTTCGCCCTTTTTCTTTTTAGCTAAAGTAATTATATCACCTCTTGTGATCTTATTAGGATCTCCATAGGCTTTAGCCATTTTCTTTTGTTTAGGTGTCATAGGTTTTTTAGGTTTTTTTCCTAACATTTCCATCTTCTCCTTGCTTGTCTTAAACGACTGTTTGGGTTTTTAGCAGCCTTTGGAAACTTCTTCATCTGTCCTGCACTTCTTGCACAGAAAGACTTTCTTCTCTTGGCCGCCTTACTACCGGGTTTTACTTTACCAGTAACAGCAGTCTTTAACTTACTTCCCGGATTATCTCTTCTATACTTTGCAACACCTGCACGTGTCATACCTGCACCAGACTTTGTAGGTCTGAAGTATTTCCTTGTTTTAGGTGGTTGTTTATCTCTTTTTCGTGCCACGTTTCTTCCTTATAGCTTCTTTACCTTTTTTAAAAATACTTGCCACTTCAGTTTTACCCATAACTTTTGCTCTTTGTTCTCCAACTGTCAAGATTTGAATTTTTCTTGCATATGGTTTATTGATCTTTTTAACCTTTGCAACTGTTGCTCTTGCGTCAGATGGAGTTGCGAATTTAA